CTAAGACTCAGACGATGGCTAAAGAGTTTTTGTATGCTGTTAAGCAAAGATTGACTTCTCCGTTTTATATTGACCTTCAACGTAGGTTTGCTCCGGCTGATGGGTTTAAGGCTACTGCTGATAAGTGGACTCAGGATGCGATTTATATTGAACGCGAGTCCGGCGAGAAAGACCCAACGTTACAGGCTTTAGGTATTGGTGGGCAGATTTATGGTGCCCGTGCCGATTTGATTATTCTTGATGACTGTGTTACTCTTGCAAATGCTGGCGAGTTTGAGAAACAGATTCGTTGGATACAGCAAGAAGTTTTAACTCGTATTGGTCCTACTGGTAAGTTGTTGATTGTTGGTACCAGGGTTGACCCTATTGATATGTATCGTGAGCTTCGTACTAATGATAGGTATCCTGAGGGTAAGAGTCCTTGGACGTATTTGGCGATGCCTGCGGTTTTGGAGTTTGATGAGAAGCCTGAGAATTGGGTTACTTTGTGGCCTCGTAGTGATAAGCCTTGGCCTGGTGACCCTGTTGACCCTGATGAGGACGGTTTCTTCCCTAGATGGGATGGAATTAGATTAAAGCAGCGCCGCTCGGTTTTGGATTCTAAAACTTGGGCTATGGTTTATCAGCAGCAAGATGTTGAGGCTGAGGCTGTATTTGCACCAGAGTTGGTGCGTGCTGCTGCTAATGGTATGAGAGGTTGTGGTCCTTTAGTTGCTGGAGCCCCTGGTTATCCTGCTGACACTACCGGTTTTTATACTGTGTGTGCTATGGACCCTGCTATGTCTGGTGATACTTTTACGGTCGCAATTTCTGGCGATAAATCTTCTAAGAAGCGTTTTCTTCTTGATGCTTCCCGTATGCCTGCTCCTACTCCTCAAAGAATCCGTGAAATTATTTTTCAATGGACTGAAAGATATAAGCCTGCAGTATGGGTTATTGAAAAAAATGCTTTCCAACTTTTTCTAACTCAAGATGAGGAAATTAATGCGTTTCTCCAATCACGGGGTATCAGGCTGGTTCAACATTACACGGGTAGTAACAAGATGGACCTTGAATATGGTGTGGCTTCTCTTGCACCTCTTTTTGGCAGTTTTGGTCCTGATGGTAAACCAGCTAAAAATAATCTTATTGAATTTCCGCGAGCAGAGTCGGAAGGCGTTAAAGCGCTTATTGAACAATTAATTACTTGGTCTCCTGGTACTAAAAATAAACAGGATGGTCCTATGGCTTTGTGGTTTGCTGAAACACAAATGCGTGATTATATAAATCAGCAGGGTACTTATGGTAAAACTTGGGTTCGTAATCCTTTTGCAACCCCGATTGATTTAGCCAAGCGACAAGTTGTTGACTTGGAAGAATATGCAAGAAAACAACGAGCAGCGAATGCAGGATGGTACTGATAATGGCAAAAATAAAAAAAGATGATATAAAATCTGGTCCTTATGGAAGTTCTAAAAAATCTTATGGTCTTGATAATAAAGTTGTGACAAGACGTAAAAATGCTGTAAGACAAGTTATTAAAAATTCTAAACCTACAGAATCAGTTACAAAAGGTTTATCTATTGGTAAATCTGAACAATTTAAAAATAGATTAAATCCAGATGCTATGAAATTAATTAATAAAGCATTAAAAGTTAATCCTAAATCAAAAACTGAAATATTAAACTTTCGTAATAATATAATGAAAAAAGGTAGATAGTGGCTCGCAAAATAGAAGATATTGCTAACGCGTATCAACAACTAAAACAACGCTACGCTACACGTGATGCACGTTGGTCTGATGTTTTAGAAGTACGCAAAGGTAATATCAATAACGTATTCCCAGGATTGTTCCCACCTGAATATCCTAAACCTATGGTTGCAAACTTTATTGATGTTGCAGCTAGAGACATTGCTGAAGTAATTGCACCACTTCCTGCAATTAACTGTTCTGCAACTAATGCTGTATCAGATAGAGCCAGAAGTCGTGCCGACAAGCGCACAATGATTGCCGCTGGCTACCGTGATACTTCACGTCTACAAGTTGAAATGTTTACAGGTGCAGATAGATATGTAACATTCGGTGCTTTACCTTTTATTGTTGAGGCTGATTATGAAAACAATATGCCACGTATTCGTGTGGATAATCCTTATAATTCTTATCCTGAGTTTGACAGATTTGGTCGTCTCCTTTCTTATACAAAACTTTATGTCAAGCCTGCTCAAGAGTTGGCTAACGATTTTCCTGAATACGAATCTGTAATATTTGGTAAGTTTGACCAACGTGGTTCTATGCGCCCTGTTCAACTTGTGCGCTATATGGACAAGAATGAAACAATTTTGTTTCTTCCAGAACGCGCAAACTTTATTTTACAACGTGCAAAAAATCCTTTAGGCAAACTTAATGTTGTGTTTGCTGTTCGTCCTGGTGTTGATTCTGATGAACAACAACGTGGACAATTTGATGATATTCTTTGGGTACAAGTCGCTCGTGCCCGTTTCGCTACTTTACAACTTGAGGCGGCACAGAAATCTGTTCAGGCACCTTTTGCTTTGCCTTCAGATGTCAACATCCTTGAAATGGGACCTGACGCAACAATACGTTCAGCAACTCCTGAAAAGATTCGCCGTATTGATTTAAATGTGCCCCCTGGATTATTTACAGAATCAGCCGCACTTGACCAAGAAATGCGTATGGGTGCACGTTACCCTGAAGGCCGTCAAGGTATGGCACAGGGAAGTATTGTTACTGGTCGTGGTGTTGAAGCTCTTATGGGTGGATTTGATACCCAAGTTAAAACTGCACAATCTGTTCTTGCTACTGCTCTCAAAGAAGTTTTTGAACTTTGCTTTGAGATGGATGAAAAACTTTTCGGCAATACCGAGAAGACGGTACGCGGCGTAGACGCTGGTGCACCGTATGAAATCACGTATACACCAAACAAAGATATTGATGGTGATTATACGGTTGATGTCACCTATGGACTGATGGCCGGTTTAAACCCTAACCAGGCTTTGGTATTTGGATTACAAGCGCGCGGAGACCAACTTATTTCTCGTGACTTTTTGCGCCGTCAGATGCCTTGGGAAATCAACGTAACAATGGAAGAACAGAAGATTGAAATTGAAAAACTTCGTGATTCTCTTGTTGCTGCTGTTTCAGCATATGCACAAGCAATACCAAGTCTTGCCACACAAGGTCAAGACCCTGGTGAAATATTGTCTCGTATCGCAACTGTTATTGATGGCAGACAAAAAGGTCAACCTATAGAGCAGGTAATCGCGGAAGCGTTTACCCCTCAAGCACTACCTTCTGCTGAGGCTGCAGCCCCTGGTCAGGAACAACCCGTCCCCGGTTCCGCAGCGATGGCTCCCTCTGGTGGTGCTTCAGGATTAAGTGCAGCAACAGGTGGTCCACGTGGTGTGGTACCTGGTCAAGTAGGACAAGGTGGTCGTCCACCAATACAGTATTTGCTGGCCGGTTTATCTGGTTCTGGCAAACCAACACTAGCTTCTAGTGTTACAAGAATGGTCCCTGCGGGCTAAGAAAAGGAAAAAAAATGAAGTCATTTAGTGGCGGCAAAAAGCCAGCAAACCAAGGTTCTGCTGGAAAAGCATACGAACAACCAGTTAAAAAATCTGGTGTTCCAAGCATTGCTAAACCAGGTAAATCCGAAATCAAATTCGGTAAACAACCTGGTGGTACTCGTGGTACTAAAGCACCAAAACACGCTGGAAAATAATTTAATTTAAAGTTAGGACATATTAATGGCAAGAGGTGGAATGCGACCAACTGCACCACAGAATGACCCTATGAAGGTTAATGGTCGTGGTGGTAATGGTCAAAGTGGTACACAGGCTGCCAAATATGTTTCAGGTCTCCCTTATGGAGAGGGGCAAGAATTGATGAATATTCAAGAATCTGCTCCTTTGGCTGCGGCTCCGAATATTGAACAAGCAAGTGCACCTAATATGGGTTTCGCTTCAGCCGCAGCCTCACAACCTATTATTGGTTTGAATGAAAAATCTTATAGACCAAATGAACCAGTTACTGCTGGTGCAGCCCTTGGTGCAGGTCCTGGTATGGAAGCACTTGGCCCAAGTATGGCTGAATCTTTTAATAAACAATTACAAGCAGATAATCAACGTCTTACACAATATTTGCCATCTTTAGAACAGATGGCTAATGACCCATCTGCATCAAATACTTTTAGAAACTTTATTCAATATTTAAAGAGTATTGCATAAATGAGTCAATTTTCAGAACGCTTTGATACAGCGTTACAAATTTTAGGTTTTCCGTTAGGTTCTGTTGCTTTTGATTTAGCACGCACACCTAATTTAAGTGATGACCAATTTAACGATTTACTAGAAACTTTAACTAAATCAGAAGGAGCATAACACTGTGGGTGCTTTAACTGATTATTTAACAAACAATCGTGTTGGCGCTGCAGTTGGAAATTTTTTAACTGAAAAAGCGTTACCTTTTGCAGTTGATGTTTTCACATCACCTATTGGTTCTGTTATTAAAACTGCTGATAAAGTTTTTGAAGAAGGCGTTCGTGAACCTTTATCTGGTAGTTTTTTACAAGAAACATATAAAACTAAAGGTAAACCTTTAACACGTAATCAAGCAAAACAAGCTGCTGAACGTATTAGTTATGGTGAATCTTTAGCTTATCAAGCAGGACAAAATCCTAAAGTTCAAATAGCAACTGTTGCAGCAAACTTGTTTACTAATAGATTTGGTAATGAACAAGCAAAAAAGAATCTTGATGCTGTTTATGATTTGTTACCTATGCTTAATCCTAATTATAATATTTTAGATGAAAAACAACGTCAAGAAGCACAACAAAGTCCTTTATATCAAGCTGTTACTGGTTTAACAGATATTGGTTTAGAAGTTGCTACAAGTTTTGGTTCTGGTGCTGCTTTTACACGTCAACCTTTGGCTGCTAAAACTATTGAGTCTTTAGAATCTGAAGGTCTTGATGCTGCTACAGATATTCAATCACAATTAGATAACGGTATAGATTTTCTTGACATTAAACCTAAAAATGGTGTTGGTGTTCATATTCTTGATATTCTTGCTAAAGAAAATCCTGTAGACTTATTGTCTAATCCTGTTATTGCTCGTTCTCATAATCCTCGTCTTCTTTCACAACTTGGTGCTGCTACTCAATCTGTTGATGAAGCAAGAGATTTAGTTCTTGCTGAACTTGGTTCTGTTGCTGCCGCTAACCGTTTAGCTACTAAAGCACCTTCTGTTGCTGATGCTTTAAATCTTTCTAAAAAACCTGTTAATCTTCAATCTGCTCTTCCTTTTGAAGATATTGCTAATCCTTATGAACTCGTTGATGCTGCTGAAGCAACACAACTTGGTGGTGTTTTGGATGATATTATTAAACGTAATCCAACACTTAAAGGTGAATGGCAAGATTGGTATAGTAAAGTTTCTATTGGTGCAGGTAATGTTACTTGGGCACCTTCTAAATTTAGTTTTGTTGAGCAGTTAAATACTTTAAAAACTTCTATTAAAACTGAACGTCTTCTTGGTAGAGGTTCTAACCAGATTCAAGAAAATATTATTGGTGGCGGGGCATATAGACCTTTCCGTATTTTAACTCTTGCTACTACTCGTCTTCGTCCACGTGGATATATTGAACTTACTGGTTTACGTCCTATGGATAGTATTGAAGAAATTTCTGCTACTTTACAAATGTCACCTATTTTGCGTAAAGCAAAATATAAACAGTTTCGTGAAGATATGATTAATGAATGGCTTGCTGCTCCTGCTGATGAAGTTGCTCGTGCAGCAGTTATTAAAAATATTGAAAATAGAGCAGCTAAAGTTATTGCTAAAGATATTGCTGAAAAACTTGGTTTAAAGAATACTGATATTGATGTTGACCCTGCTATAGCACGTATTGTTGCTAAACGTGATGGTATTGTTGAAAAAATTCAAAACACAGATAATGGTATAGTTTCTAAACAGACTGATGGTGCTGAAGTAACTGCTGTTGATGAGAATATTAAGGCAACTCTTGCAGGTAAAATACCTATGCTTGATATGCGTGTTGTTGAAAATGTTCTTAGAGAACAAATTAAAGGTGGTTCTTTAATAGCGTTAAGGGCTAAACTTAATTTGATGAGTGTTAGTGCTGATGCTTTTGAACGTGCTTTTTCTGCTGCTGTTCTTATTCGTCCTGGTTATATTCCTAAGAACTCTATTTTTGAACCTTTTGTTCGTGTTCTTGGTCGTATTCAAGATGTTACTTTGCCACAGATTTATGGTAAAAATAATTTTGAAACAAGAATTATAGATGTTGACGATAAAGGAAATTTAATTGTTCCTTTAAATGCTACTAAAAATGAACTTACTAAACAAGCAAGACAATTTGATAATTTTGAAGATTTTAGTAAAGCAGTAAGTTTAGGTGGTTTAAGACCTAGAGTTTGGCATATTACTAAAGAACCTAATTTTACACCAGATGTTAATTTTAAACCAATGAATAGACTTGGTGGAACTTCAGAAGAACC